AATCTGGTCGAGGAAGCTCCATTATTTGAGCTGCTAGCACAAGTGCTTAGCTATAATATTCAAGCTGAATTAAAAGCCGCTGAGTACATACGTAAAGCTGAACAGTTTGAAATAGAGGCATTGTCCGATCCTATGACTGGTCTTTTTAACCGTCGTGCTTGGGATCAGTTAATTGAATTAGAAGAAAAGCGCTGCAAGCGATATGGTCACCCTGCTGCTATTCTTATGATTGATCTTAATGACCTCAAAATCACCAATGATACTTTGGGGCATGCTGCAGGTGATGAACTCATTCAAAAAATGGCTTTAACTCTCAAAAACACTGTCCGGAGCAATGATATTACCGCTCGTTTAGGTGGTGATGAGTTTGCTGTACTCAGTATTGAAACCAGCAGAGAAAATGCGGATAAACTTGCAACCAGAATTCAAACTGCTATTGCAAAAGCTGGCATTAATGCTGCAATTGGTTTTGCAATGCGAAATCCAGCATACGGTCTATCAGCAGCTATCATAGAGGCAGATGAAAAAATGTATCAGGATAAAGTCCTAAGCAAATCACCTGAGACTAATTAATAAAAAACGCATACCCGAGCGGCTCTTGGATCGGGTGGAGAAATATATGGCAATATCTAAATACTTAATCAGCTATGACTTAATTAAAGATAAGGACTACAGTAAACTGATCGAAGCTATCAAATCTATTGCTAACGGATATAGTAAGCCATTGAAGTCTGTTTGGATTATAGGCCACTCAGGGAGTGCTTCGGATATTGTGAACGCACTTAGTCCCTACATAGACTCAGATGATAAATTGTTAGTTACTTTAGTCACCAAAGATACCTCATGGACTGTGAGTCTAAAAGAAGAGACAAGAGCCTGGCTGCGTAAATATGTCTGGTTATAATTTAGGTTCAGATGTGGTTCCAATACCATTATCGTAATCTTCTTGATCTTTGATCGCCTTATCAATCCACTCTTGGTTTGCATCCACTACAGTGTCTTCCAAGAGTGTGATTGATCCTTCATATAACTTAATGCGCGTTCCAGCAGGAATGATGCCACGTTCTAATTCTTGATTCTTATCCATAACAAACTCCAAACAACCCATCCCTGTGATGGGTTTTCTTTTTAATAAATCCATATTTTCCCTGATATTATGAGCTTAAGACTTTGTGCCAACATTGATCTTAATTACCCATAAATACCGGAGAAAATATGAAACCTGAAATTATAGAAGCTTTAGCGTTAGAGCTTACTAAGGCAACTATTGCTGATACCGACCCTCTAACCATCAATGTAAAAAGCGCTGATCTTTGGGTAGAAACCTATCTTGAATCAGAGAAGCAAATCAAAGAGGCTGCTATCAAAGCCAACCCGCCTGTCACGGAGGTGATTAATACATGGCCTAAGCTTTAGGCATCACAAAGCAACCATTCTTCTGTGAGAAATCCAGAAGAATGGTGTTTAGCTCATTTGCATACTTAAGCGGTACCTCGATAGTTAAGGTAACAGTTTGATTTCCGTATATTGCCATTTCAGCCGCCTTCACATGTTTTTCCAGATCCTCAGCTCTTACACCATTCAGCAGTAATTTTTCTACCAACTGCTTACGCCATTCGCGTATCTCAATACCTAGACTCATTTTTATCACCTTTGATAACGGGTTTTCTTTTGTCTATTAAAACATGAAATAAAAATAAAATAAGAAAAATATTAGTAAACTTATTGACTGCTAATATTAGTATGCTAATATTTATCTTGTAGACAAAGAAAAGCCTCAACGTAGCTCGAACTACCTGAGGCGTGACCCACTCTCTCTCAGTGAGTAAATAAATTATGAACGTAAAACCAAATCCTTTCAACTCTGCAAAAGTGTTTCTTGCTTCTTCAGCATTAACACTTGCTGCATTAGCTCTAATTGCTAAACCGGAAGCAACTGAATACAAGCCAAGCTATAGCAATTCCCAGCCTTCTGAATACGGCGTGCAAACTCTTAAAATCGATGGTGAAACTGGTGTTGCTGTTGTAAAGCTTGATGGCTTCCGTGTACAGGTTAGTTTTGACTTTGAGTCCTATAAAGACAGCTACGGCGTTCCAGGCTCCGACTTTACAGCGGTTGAAATCACCAATTTAGCCGTTGACCAGATCACGGATGCCAAGGGCAATCCATATAACGACTTCACTGATTACAACGACCACCGCAATATCAATCTATTGCTCTCCACTTTCATTGAGAAAAACAACTTGGTGGAGGTGTAATCATGGCTTTACCTATCATTCCAGCTGATCAGCCTTTACTAGTTTCAGCAATTATTACTTACCTGTATGCCGATCCAGGCTTAGGGAAAACATCTATTGGTTTTACAGGTGACAAGGCTATTTCTTTTGACTTTGACAAAGGCGCGCACCGTACCGGTGAACTTCGTCGCGGTGCAGTTGTCCAGGTGAATCAATGGGCCGATGTTGCGAACCTTACACCTCAAGACCTGGCACCTTATAACACCGTGGTTATTGATACTGTGGGCGCAATGCTGGAAAGCATCAAGACTCATCTAATGCTGAACAGTACCAATAAGCAGAAAGATGGCTCACTGAAACTTAAAGCCCAGGGTCTGGCCAACAATATCTTTAAGCAATACGTGAACACGCTAATTTCAGCCGGTAAGGATGTTGTGTTCATTGCACATGCATCAGAAGACCAGAACGGCGACCAGGTAATCTATCGTCCTGATCTGGGTGGTAAGAACCGTAATGAGCTTTACCGTATTGCAGACATCATGGGTTACCTAACCACGGTTACCACTGGTGAAGGTAAACATGCCCGAGTAATCAGCTTTAAGCCTTGCCCTACCCATCACGCTAAGAATGCCGGTGGCCTTGGCGGTGAAACTGGTGAAGTGTGGGTTCCTGACCTAAAAGAGAATCCAACATTCTTGGCTGATCTGATTAAACAGGCCAAGGACCACATCAACACGATGACACCAGAGCAGCTGGCAGCAATTAAAGCTCAAGAAGAATTAGAAAACTGGGTACAAAGCTGTGCTGAAGCTCAGTATGCGAGCGACTTAAATCAACTTACTGAATCGATTGATAAGAATCACACGTATTACAAGCAAATGCGCGCAGCTCTGAAAACACGTGCTGAAGAAATGGGATGTCAATTTGATAAAGAACGTGGTGCATGGTGTGAACCTGCTGAGTTTTTTGGGCTTTCAGATCAACAATTAGCTGAATTTCAAGACTTCATTGATGCACGTGGCCTGGATGCAAAAACAGTATGTGAGCACCTAGGTATTGATGCACTAAACCAAATTGAAGCCAGCAAACTGGCAGCGGTACAACAAGAAATTGAACAATTAGCGAAGGAATCAATGGCATGAAAATTTTAAACGGAAAAGAAGCTTTTGAAGCAATGATGGCTGGCCGAAAAATTATGTGCCGCGCCGTTGGTGAATTGATGGATTTCGATGATCTGGATCGTTTCCCGGCAACTATCTTTGCAATGCCTGGCTATGAGTTCTCTATCAAAGTTGAAACTATGGAGCTGGCAGGTATTACTTTTGCTAAGCCTCTAACGCTTGATGATGTAGTGGAAGATCAGGAAATCTTTATTGTTCATCCTGATCACGTTTCCCTGGTTAAATACAGTAAACAGAATGAGGAATATTTTGCTTGTGTGCGTAATGGTTTTGCTCAAGCAGATAATAAAAATGCAGTGTTACAACTAGAGGCAATGGGTAAGCTGTTTGGTCGAGTTATTTGTTATTCACCAACAATCGATAATACAGGTAAGGCCAAGAAGAAGCGCTCAACTAAAGCTAAAAGTGAGGTAAGCCAGCCATCTGCTGCAGATTTGAATGAAGCAGGTCCTGAAAACATTCCGGATCCTGAAGTACTTCAGCCTATTGAAACTGTATCAGTAGCGCCGTCTACTCCTGATGAAGATGTTTTAGATGAAACAGATCCTGCGGTTCAGAAATTTATCGAAGCTATTGATAAATGTAATTCAGATTATGAGTTGCAAGGTGTTGAACGCAATTTAGATGGCAATCAGCACAAGCTACATGAAACTGAATACGAAGAACTCAAGCAGCGTATTAAAGACAAACGGATTAGCTTCTTCCCTGCTACAGACACAGTTTCAAAAATATTAAATGCTCCATTTGAGCAAGAACAATCATCTGGCAACCTGAGTGTCAGTGAGCTTAAAAGATTACAGAAAGAAGCTGAAAATCTCATTACTCAAGGTAAAGCTCTAGATGAAGAATATCAAAATTTGCTTACTGATCTGTTAGATCGTGCAAGTAAAGCCAGTACACCAACAGAAGCAAATAGTTTGGTTCGATACACCAGAGCCTGGACTGAAGAACAACGAAAGCCCCTGCTTGAGGCAATCCATAAACGTCTAGTTCAGCTGAATGATGCTAATGAGCCGCCATCACTGGCAGTTCGTATTCAACGTGCCGAAGATTTAACGGAACTGGATGCATTGGAAATTGATATATCTTCATGTGATCCAGTAATTCAACCTCGTTTAATGGAGCTTATTGAACAGCGCCGTATTCAATTGGGCCACCTTTTAGGAACTAGTGAAGTTTTATGAGTTACCAGTATTCATCAATGACCCGCGTGCTGCTTGTGCAGTACAAGGGTCGGGTTAAGACCTACAGGAATGTCAATCTGTTTGGAATTGAAGATTGCATTAGAGACTTTGTGAATAGCTGGGGATATCGATGATTTTCCGAATTAAACAAAAGCATGAGCTTGGCTTTAAGTTATGGCTCGAAAAGCTTGGATACACCAAGAAAGAACTTGCAGATGGTAGCTCAACATTTTCAGGCAAAGGCACACGTAAAACATTGAGCTATGTGTTTTTAAAGAAGGATTTAACAGGCAATGCGGCATGTCAGGTGTTATTTGATGAATATGAGATGCACTTGCGTTGCCCAATGTATTTAGATGTGGAGATGGCGTGATGGAAGATAACAAATTATGGGCAGTCAATATTCCCGAAGAACCTGATTCAGAGGAAATTTTATACCCTGTTCCATCAAAAGAATTGGGTGAGCAAGTTGTTCAACGTTTGCGTAGAGAGGCTATTGAAGCATTTGAAACAGTTGGTGAGTGCATTGCTGAAGAGGTCACTCTTGAGGAATGGGATCTTTCCGCTGATGAACATTCTAAATATTTGGAAGAAAACCCTAATTGGTGGGATGAAACTACCTTTTTAGATGGTGAGCTGGCGTGATGACTAATATCCAAGTGGCCAACTTTATTATTGGTGAACTACATAAAGAATTACCCTTCAACCTGGTATTAAACCAGGCAGAAACAGAAGCATTTTTGACATTTGTTGAAGGCTATAAGGGGGATTTACGACTTCCGATGACCTGCAAGAATGAATCAACCATTATTCAAGTTAATAAAGAAAATGTAGATGCAATCTACCTCATGCTTTCAACCCATACCGAACAGCATGAATTGCCGGAGACGGTAAAACAAAGTTTAAAGGAGATTTCATAA